CGGTTTGCCCGGTAATACTTAAATAATCGTGAAGCGCAGTATCTAAAGTAACATCGGTGGAGTTATCCGTACCAGCCGCATCAACTCCAAGGTTTGCTCTAGCATCAACTAAATTACTTGCCCCTGTGCCGCCAAGCGATACAGGTACGATTCCAGCGGTAATCTCCTGTCCTGATAAAGTTAAGTAGTTATTAGTGACTGCCGCTAGGGTAACATCGGTGGAGTTGTCGGGTGCGTTTGCGAGAAGATCGGTAACCGTTACCTTCTTCGTGGTTCCCTGTAGGGAGCCTGTGGTATCCGATATATCGGTGACCGGGATAATGTCAGAAGCGTTTAATCCTGGTGTGGATGTACCGCCAACTAAAGTAATGTCGTCTAATGAACTGATTTTCTTGTTCGCCATGATTTATTTCCTCTTAATCGAATGCTAAAAATTGCCCCGCCTCAACGAGCAGTAAGTCACCAGCCTCAGATTGGATGACCCCGTCAGGTGGTGGTGGTCCGCCGATAGGTGGACCAATGATGCTGTCGGCATCTACCTCACCGATGGTAAGTCTAAGTCCGAGTTCAGGCATTAGACGCTACCTTTATACAGGATTGCGGCTCCGCTGGTTAAGGTAATACTAGTGAATGGAACATAGATCACCTGGCCTGCTCCGAAGGATGTGCCATCAGCAATTAAGTCTGCCGAGTTTTCCATGATCCCAGTTAATGCACCGATGACTGATGCCTCGGTGAATTGCACGGCAACAAAGTTACCATTTACTGCGGAGGTTCCGTTTACATAGACGCATCCATTAGCGCCCATACTGTTCAATACATTTACTGATGCGAGTCCCATGATATTAAGTGGTTGATAAAATTGATACTCCGAAGCTGTAGCTCGGGTATGTGTTTACGGTTATTTTGTTCATCGAGTTGAGTCGCTCGACCCGATCCAATTCCAAGGCCAAGGTTTCCTCGGCCATTTGCTCCTGTGCCATTGCTTTATCCAGTTGGCCATCGGCTTTGTAGTAATCTGCTACACAGGCTAATAATAAATATCTCTCCAGGAATGCAGGGAGATCCGTTGTGCCTGTGCCATAATCAGATGCCGGTACTTGGTTGCCAACGATGAATACAGACGATGCTGAAGAGTCAGCAGGTAGTACTAGGTAGCCATTGATTAGTTGATAATCCAAGAGGATCGCATTGCGATCTGTAAGTGGGTTTTTCGTCCAAACCTGAAATACATCCATAAGGTCGGATGCATTGTCGATCTGCACAGCCTTGTCGGCCACTATGGGGTTTGTGACTGCGGCAACTGATTTCTCTACTACGGTCTGTACATCAGGCCATTTTGCCCGCGTCCATGCCCCTCTGATGCGGTCGTTTAAGCTGTTCTTTAAAGCAGTCTCTTCTTGACTGAGCAAAGTATCGACTCCAACTGCGGACTCGAATCTACTCTTGAAGGTGCTGTAAGAAACCGTTCTCAATGCTTTACTACCGTCTCAGGATTAGCTTTCTCGAAGTCCTTGGTGAACTCCTTATTCGCCCAGCAACCAGGTCGCTGTTGTTCATGTCTAAGGTAAGTCGTCATATCGGTCACCCGCTTCAAACGAAAGTTGCCCTTGCCCCCCTCGAGGGATTTGGCGGCTTGGCGGACTTGCTCCTGCCTTTGGGCGTAGCCCGCTTTCTCGCGGATGGCGGCCTGCTCGTTTGCTTTTCGAAGGTAGTAAGCAATCTCCTCTTGCGAGTTACCGCTTTTTTTACCTCCTCGAACGATGATATTTAGACTCATATTAAAATGAAAAAGGGAGCCGGCCTACCCCTAAACCGGCTCCCTTGAATGAACACATGAAACAAACAACTACTAATTGTCTGATATGAATGATTAAACGATAGAACCAAGAGCGCGTGGATTGCCGACACGAAGGGTCAACATAGCCTCGCAGAAAGCTCTCTTTCCACCACCGTTGTCGGGCAGTTCCATTACGGAGATACCTTCCAAGAATTTCAAGGATACGGTGTCATCGTCAGGGATGAGATAAGCACGGTCGGTGTTTACTACGCCAGCGGCTGTATCTGTGCCGGATGGAGTGCCATCCACACGTCCGAGAAATAAATCTGGGATGATATCGATACTTCCGAAGTCCGAGACATAGCTTAAAACGCTCCTAATCAACGACTTACCGCTAACATCTTGAGTGAACTGGTAGCTAGGATTGTCAGAAACAGTTGCACGAGTGTAATCGGTGATTTTGTTCATCACGGCTGGGCCAGCAAACAACTTAAAGTTGCTCTTAGCACCCGAAGCGGTGTAAACAGCCTGAAGAAGTCCACGAAGTCCATCTTCGGTTAAAGAACCAAGAGATACACGGGAGCCACTTACTGCACGGAAACCTTCCTTTAAGGAGGTGTCAAAAGTATTTCCAGTTGCAGTTGGGTCGGACCAAATTCCAAGTCCGCACATTTTAGCGGCGGCTGAACCTGTACCAGCAGATTGATCGTTACCCGATCCAATAGCACTTTCGATACTTCTCTTTAACTGAATGAGACTTTTCGCCTTGCTGGCATTGAAGAGTGATCCGCCAGGAGCTACATCGACCATTTCAGCCTGACGGGAGACTGCAAAGTAGTCGCGGAGAGTTTGAATACGATTACCAAGACGAGCGCGGGAATCGATCAAGTTCTGAGCGGTGCTGAGGTCAAGATCATTTCCGTCAATTACGCCTGAAAGATCAGGATCGGCGAGGGAATCGACCAACCATTCGTTTAAAGTCGCTTTAGGAGCGGCAGATTGTGAGAGAGTTGAGTAGAGAGGAGTTTCGGTAGGCTCAACGGTTTTTAGAAGGTTTTCTAAATTTTCGCGAGCGCCCTTAACTGCGTCTACATTATAGGAAGTTGCAATATTTGTAGGCATTTTAAATAAGAATTTTGAATTTTAATAAGTAAAGTTTAGTCGCTGAGATAAGCGGCTAGATCGTTAGCCGAGAGTGGTCCTTTGCGCTTAATAGATTCTTTCTGTTTCTGTTTCCGAGTGGCGGCGTTCTCCACAGGGGGAGATACATTACCTCCATCAGTAGGAGGTGGAGCCTTGGGCTTAGTTACCTTTTTGGCGGGTTTGGCTTTGGCAGACTTTTCTGCCTGAATTGCCTGTATCCCTTTAACTAATACACCGGCTACAAAATCACCGTTGGGAAGATTGTCCAAGATTTGTGCGTATTGACTTTGACCTTTTATGGACTGAAACAACTGTCTGCTGGCTTCAGCGTAGTCGCTATCGTCTTCAGTATTGTACAACCAAGGAAAAGATTGGGCTGTATCCTGTTGCCATTGTGCCTTCTGCTGTAAGTAGTTTGCTCGTGCTGGAATCTTCTCGGTAAGGTACTCGTCTGCCTGGGTGAGAATGTTGCGAATATCATCATCGCTGTATTCCTTGCCATCGACTTCTACATAATCCTTACCGATGTTCTGCAATGCAAACTTCTTGGCGGCTTGTGCTTCCTGTTGGAGTTTTTTCAAATCGTCAAACGATTGAATGTTTTCCAGTTCAGGTTGCTTGGCCGGTTCTCCTTGAGAAGTGCCTTGGGTCTTGAGGTTTTGGATCTCGGCCTTGAGTGCTTCTGCGGTTTCTTCCGCTGACTTAGCCCGTGCAGTTAGTTTATTTACCTGCTTTAGGAGCTTACCAACTGCCTTGGGAGGTTCTTCGCTTTCGCTTTCTTCCTCCTCCTCAGATTCCTCTGCCTCTTCTTCTTCGGTATCTTCTTCTTCCTCTTCGGAAATAGACTGTGAAAGAACATCTTCTTCTACCTCTGCTTCTGCGTCTTCAGAACTCTCGGTGACTTCCGCTTTCGCCTCATCGGTAGTGGCCTGTTGATCCTGTTCCACCTGATCGACAAAACTTGCCGCCAAGTCTTCCATGCTCATTGGGCCTTGCGCTTGTGTTTCTGCTCCCGTGGATTCAGCCGGAGCCTCGCTAATAACTGTGTCTGCCATAATAATCTCTGCGTTTGAAGAGTTCGCACTCTCTTGTACTGTCCTGCGGTGTGGATACACCCCGCCAATGACTATTTTATCAGATTAAAACGAGCATTTCTCAGTTTATTTTAAACACATCCCAGCACTCTAAAAACTTCTCATATTTACCCCGACTTTTAGGATTATGAGGACATAAACTTATGCGAATTGCACTTAAATGAAGGCATGGAATTAAATACCAACAATCCTTTGGCTCAACATAAGCCGCCATGACATCGACCTTTGTACAATCAATAGGATCTTTTTCCTTCGACCCTGTGGCCGCTGTCACCATATACCTGCCTATTCCACCTCTGCCCTCTTTCATTAGCCCGCCTGTGCCTTTAATCTGCACCTTGAATGGTCGGCCTGCCTGATTCATCACAATGCAGTCCTGTGGCAGATAGTCCCCCAACGGTGTAAAAACCTCAAGCCCTTGTCTAAGAGCTTCAGTAAAAAATATCTGCTCGTAAAGGTTACCCGTCCTCTTCATCTTCGTCCGAAAGCTCAATCTCACTCTCGAACTCCAATACATCTTCACCGAGCCACTCGTTGAGGTCATCCATAGCGATCCTAGCCATCTCCATGTCCTCAATGTCGGACTCGTCCAACCATCGATTTAGTAATGCACGATGCTCGTTCTTAAATTTTTGATGGGGAGTCTCGGTCATCTTTCTCATCGAGTAAGGTGATTATGCGGTGAAAGGCGGCAATCTCACCCGATAGTCGGGCAAGTTTCTCGGGGCTGTCGATGTGCTGGTAGTCCATGAAATCAACCAAGCACGATTCTTTTTGTTCCTTTATAAATTCAATAATGGCCTTGTACTCGGTTAAGTCCTTTAGCCCAGCAACTGCGTCTTGGATGGTCACTTCTTCTTACGCTTTGGTTTCTGTGATGCTTTGATCGCTTTTGACGATGGATAGCCCTTGTCACCAGGTTTATTCACCCGCTCACCCGAGCCTGCTTTGATGCGTTTCTTCTTAGCGGCAATGTTTGCCCACAATCCAGGTTTCTTCTTTTTCATTAGCAGTTCCACGCCCTTCTACTCCAGTAGTTGGCACTTAGTTTAGATGTTTTTCCCTTTATACCGCCACTTCTAGCACAATAGCTTTTCTTTCGGGCAGGTACACTTTTCTTAATTGATAAGTTGGCATCTCCAAAGCGGATGGTCTTCTGCTTGCCATTCTCAGATGCTAATACAACGAACTTTTTCTTCCCATACCCAGGCTCACCCTTACGGATACGCCTTGGGCTGTTTACTTTGGTTGGCTTACTCATAAACTCGTTCCTGGTACATTGCCTGGAGCAGTCCCTAGCTGTCCGATCTTGGCGTTCTGCTGTTGAGTCTGCTGAAACTCCAATTGACTTGCGTAGGTCTGTAACCTCTTAGCAAAGTTCTCGTCCGATTGCAGTCTCTCCTGAACATCGGTAGCTGGTATCGCTTCAGAGCCTTGGATGTACGATTGTAAGACTTGCAACCTAAGTTGTGGATTCGCCCCCTTCTCGGGTGCATTAACAACCTGACCCGATGCAATCTTTGCAATGTCATTCGAGGTTTCAATTATCTCTTTCGTTGTAGCCTCCTGTTGAGGCATGATTAATTGACCAGCAAGGTTGGGATCGATTGCTTCCAATACCTTTCTCAAGTACACATCGAATCGAGCCTGACCACTTCGGTCATACTGAGCCATCAGCTTACCCACGGTGTCTAGTTTCTCGATCACTTTGCTTTCGTCTGCATTCATCGAGTTCCATGAAATATTGAAATCATACAACTCCGCAGTTTCGTCTAAAATTAACTGCGCACCCTGCTCGTTATTCGTAACACGAAACCAAATCATTGGGCCCGAGTAAGTACGATCCAAGCACCATATACGCTTGAGGATTTCCTTCCATCCTGTAAGCCAACAATTTACCAGGTGCTGTTTAAGCATATTGGCCTCCACCGCATCTTCAGGGCTGGTCGCTCGGCCAGTGATCTTTTCAGCCAGCCTGCGAATATCCATCTCTACTTGAGTGGATGCCGGTGAATACCTCGGAGTTTCCATCCATCCGACTTCATCCCTACGGCGGACGGGAATCTGAGAACCTGGACCAATACGCTCGGGACGGCGGCCAATTTGATACATGAATGGAGGCATCGTAGTCATCGATGCGGCATCGCGCCTGGAGTCTAACTCTGTCTTAACCGCGATCTGATAACTCTTTAGCAATTCAGGGTATCCGCGAGAGTCCAGTAAACGATGGTTTAAATGCTCTCTCGTGATACATACGAATGGATATCTGCCCTCATCATACCCGACAGGCTCGTGGAACCCAGCCTCTTCCATCTCCTCGGTCCAGCAGGTCTTGGTAACCACAGGCACATCATCTTCATCGAGTTCCTTACGATAGGTAGTTATTACCTTGATCAATCCCTCGTAGTGCTGACTGCCATAATTGTTCCCATAGTCATAGGACATCATGGAGTCGCTATATCTTTCCTCTTCGTAGAAATCCTTGGCCTTTTCGATAGCTTCCTCGATCCACTTGGCATCCCATCCCTCATTGACCTTCTGCTTGAGGGCTTCAGGCGTATAGTAATGCAGGCAATGTATTGACCTGGCACTTTCCAAATCGATCACATTACTGTCCACGATCAATTCACGCCCGAGTTCATACGCTTTAACTGCGGGACGATTAACGACCACTTTTTCGGTCGGAATTTCGGTCTCACCTGTCTCCCGAAGTTCCTTCACCATACGCTTGACCCTACGCTTTTTCAGCTTGGGGAATAAGGGATAAAACATCTCCTCTACACCCTCCTTCATGTCAGGGTCCTGTATGGCCATAGCCAGTTCAGGCGACTGCTGGGAAATCTGTTCCAAACTTATCGGCTCAAACTTCCGAGTCTTTTCCTGTTTCCAGTATGTGCCAAAGAAAGTAAGTCCATTCTGTAATAAATAATTAGCACCTATCGATGCCTCCCGCATAAGCTCATCCATCGTACCCATACGCCAACGCAGGAACTCGCTCACCAGCTTGGCCGATGCAATGTCGCCCGATTCAACCGGGGCGGCGACTAGGTTTGCTTTAGTCAAAGCCTGCACCAAGGTAGCCACATCCCCGTCAATTAATGGGTTTATAAGTGAGGCATCGAGGTCACTTGCCCCATCAAATGGGAACGCTTCAGGGCCATGCTTCTTGCCATCCCCAGCTTTTCCCGCCCATTCGTTGAAACGAACCTCCCGAGCATCCTCGGCTTTATCCATCCACCAGCTTAAATTCGCTTTTGCCCGCTCAAACTCCTCCTTCAAGGCATCCACATCCGCCCTGTTCTCAAATACCTGTACTTCTACATTTTCCATAATTACTTAACCCCCAAGTTTAACATTTTATTTCTTAATTTTCTCATCGCCCTGTTCTGTATACGATCAATCGTATCCTTCCCCACGCCCACAAAGTCTGCGATCTCCTGTAAAGTGTATGCACGGCCCTCCTGCCCATGCTTCAAACATTCCAAACCTTCCTCCACTACCAACTCCCGAAGCATTGCATCGATACGCCTGTCCGTCTCCTCGCGGGACTCAGACCAATCTGTACAGCTTCTCCTCACCTTCCACCTTCTTGACCAATATCTGACTCTTTGGGGGATGATTATCCTGTGGCCGCTTCACACATATCCCTACCCCCTCACGATCCTCAAAGTATATCCGCATTAAACGAGGATTGGGGACCATCGATAATACCCGAGCCTTCTCATACTTTGGCTTAGTGTCCTCAACCACAGGCAACTCTTCCTTCTCCTTCTCCTCCTTATATACCCGCTGAACCGTTGCCCGACTAAATCCAACCGCCTTGGCGATCTTCGGCCATGTCTCCCCAGCCTGTCTCAACAATACAATCTGATTACGATGCCCAGGCATCACCTTATTTGATTTCATCAATATCCCCCTCCTCCAGTAGCAATTAGTTCATCTGCGTCAAAATATTCAAAGTTCCCAACAGCGAAGTAACGGCAGGCATCTACGAAGTCTTTGGAAGCGTGTTTCAAGTCACCAATCTGATATTCCTGCATACAAGCAATCAGGTTCTGACATTCATCCGAAATCATCAGCTTGGGGTGATTATCCAATCCCATCTCCTTCGTCCTGTCCCATGCCAGCAAGTTATTAATCGCCTGCAAACCTGTCTCGATGTCCAATCCCTCCGCAGGGTTTACCGGCAAGCCCTCATCCGCTAAATCATCGATAATATTGGAAGATCCTTCCGATTTCTGATAACTAGCCGCTCCCAAACGAGGGTCGATAATACGATCCACCATCCGATCACCCTCCATTCTCCGAATTACCTCCGCATAATCCTTCAAGCCAAACCCATTTGGCTGTGCGGCCTCGCCTGGGCTTACCTTATCCCCCTTAGTCAGGTCAATCCATCCACCATAGCTGTCAAAGTCAGGAAACTCCTTAACCGCCCAGGCTACCCCATGCGGATCAATCCCGAATAATACCATCGTCCAGGGCTTTGCCCCCGCAGGGTCTATCGAAAGTACCCACGAGGCATCCGCATCGTCCGCCATGACAGGTACATCCTTCGCCTGCACGATATTCTTGTCCGAAAAAGCGGGAAACACAGTCTTTGACGCTTTGACGGGCACTCCATACGCCCGACAAAGGATGGTTTCGCGCTTTTCCCCCTCTAATTGCGTCTTCATGGCCGACCAACCGCCAAAGGGATTGGCCTCTGTATGGAAATAAACGACTGAACTAGCTTTTCTTAGTGGCTGTTGGACCAATGGAACCTCCTCACCGTCCAAAAGGTCGGCTTTTGCCGATTCCACAGTCTTGGCTCCCGTAAGCATACTCTTTACTACCGAGTTCCACCCGTCCACAGCGGTGAAGCTGATGATGCCAGCCGCTGGTCGAACAATTCCATCATATTCGCTCGCATGGGAGCGTGTGACACATCTAAATCTTAGCGTCTCAACCCAGGGCATAGGTATCAATTCATCTGCCCAAAAACCAATATTAAATGTCCCGTTGACCGGAGGTCGCGGACATCCGATTTCACCGCCCTCAATCGTAGAAATGTCCTGACTCCAATTCCTAAAGATACATTGGCTACCGTTATTTAGCGTGAATTTGGACGCTGTGAACCCATTACGAAGGCTGTACATCACATAGCCAACCTTCCCCCTGCCTAGCGACTTCAACTCTTTAGGTAGTGCATTGTATACAAGGGCTTGTTGGAATTGGATCGAGTTTGCCGATGTTTCAGTAAGACACCAAATAATAGTACCTGGGTTTTCAACGAGGCATTTGACTACCCGCTTGGCCGCGTAAAACGATTTCCCAGCCCTGTTACCCCCCATAAGGAGAATTTCCGAGTGATTCTTTAACTGCTCATCCGCTAACTTCCATGTCTCCAGTTCAAAACCATACCTGTAAGGATCATCTTTCTCATCCTTAATGGCCTGCTCACGCCTCTCCCAATAAGCGAGGATCTTCTCAGGCGACATCCGCAGCATCTCGGACTTGCTGAGAGCGGGGATGGCGGGATGCGGTGACCATTCTAGTGGCATGACCGATTATAGCAGATGCGGGTGGGCGAGTAACCTCGGGGCGGGCAATTTGTCAGAATTTTTTTGTGGCTACTAATCGGTCGCGGTGGCCGGCGGGCAGGTTCGCCGCACCCCCTCCCCCCCTCTTATTTTGGAAAAAATGTAATAAAAATTATTGTGCGTATCTTTGTTATATTTCCGTAAATGACTGATATATATTGGTATGCGTAAAAAATATGATTTTTCATTAAGTTCGCGGAAGATGTATTATGTCTAATTGTACTTGTGTAAATACTTATTTTGAATAAATGTTTAGATGCTTGCACCGATAGAAATGCCTACTGAAAAAAAGCGAATTACGATAGAGGCTGAGAACCTTCCAGCTAACCTGTCAGTCGAGGAAACCTGTCCATCGATCTATACAGCACAGGGTCTTTACGATAAGAGACCAGGAGACTATGCAAAGCTCGTTCAAATGCTTGCCGATGGTATTCCTATCACTCGTATCAAAAAGGATCTCAAGGTATCACATAACACAATAGCTGTAGTTCGCTCTCGTGAGAAAGAGGTGATCGAATCATCGAAGAAAGTGATGAGAGGTTTAATAGGCCATGCTTCACAGCTCGCAGTAGAAAAGATGATCGAGAAGCTAGAGAACGATCAAATCCCTGCCGGTGTTCTCCCTATCGCTACCGGCATCCTAATCGATAAGCATCGCCAATACGAAGGTGAGCCGACTCAGACCATAGAGGTTAAGAAATCTTTATCCCTCGATGAAATCCGAGCCGAGCTGGCTAACCTCAAGAATGAAGAGGTCATCGATGCAGAGGTCAGCGATGTCGAACCTTCAGCATGAATGGCGTTGGATAATCGCCCTGTTCTTCTTTTTCTTAGAGCGGGATATGATTATGGATCTCTGCTTTGCCTTAATTGAGATTGTTATCCGCCTGACCGCCTGACCTGCAATCTTTGGATTGGCTGTTAGGCTGTGTCAGAAACTTTTCGATGTTTGGCTGTTTCAGATGTATTTAGGTAATATTCCTAAAACAGCATTTAAAGCCCCGTAGAGTACCCTAGAAAGCGTTAAGGCATATCCGCGAGTCTTCTGACTCATCTTTGCGAACCTAAAGCCTTCTGCGGTCATTCTGTTCATACGATGTATTCTCCTCTCCCGATCATCTGTTCTCCCGATGTAAATCTATTGGCTGAATAATCTGACTAGTGGTCGCCTATAGGCTGTGCAAATGTAGTAGTTTGCTCTGCTAAAGGAGCAACTACTACTTACAGCCTCAACTACTACTAGTAGTGGTGTTATACTATAAGGCCTCCACTACTACTTTTGAGACAGAATTGAGACAGCTATTACTCGGTATAAGAGTAAATGTTTTCTTTACCTTTTTCAGTCTTTAGTACACTAATATTTCGGCTCTTTTTGATCAGATTTACCAGTCTATCTCGTGTAATTGGCTCCCCTGTTTTCTCCTCAAGTTTGGTTCGGAGATTATTTAGACCCATAATCGAGTTAGGTTTTAGTAGTTCGATGAGGGCTGTGGTGAGCTTATCGTTTAATCTTTTCGATTCTTTCGACTGCCCTGGTTTTCTTAATTTGGGTTCCATATCGGGCTTATGGATAAAGTTCGGCCATGAAAATTCTACCACTTGAGGGGATGGAGTCGGAAAGTCTCGGAGGGTGGCTTCTAGTACGAGGTGATCCTCTTCCTCGTGGGGTGTCAGGGTAAGGATAGCATCGGGGTCACGGGCAAACACGCCTGACCCGCTTGCCCGGTCAATGTGGTCTGTGTCAGACTTGTTTCCCTTTGAGAAGTGGTGGGCATAGACGAATGAGCAGTCTAGTCGCTCGGAGAACTTCTCCATGCGGTTGACTATTTCCCCGATAGCACCGGCATCGTTCTCATCTGCCCCTGTGGCGAGTTTGTAGAAGGGGTCTACGATTACGAGGTCGGGCTGGAAGTCTTCGAGGTCTTCGATGTGGTGGACGAGGTCTTCTAGGGTACGGGACTGGCCACGGAGGGAGCAGTAGAGGAAGTTTGGGGAGTTTGGGTTGTACTGGGGGTTGGCGTTTACCATCTCGGCTATTCGGCGGGAGGCTATTCGCTTTTTAAGTTCAAAGTCGAGGTAGATTACCTTGGATGTTGCTGTGCGGTGGCCTAGCCAGGTTGACCCGTTGGCGGCGGCAAGGCCGAGGTGGAGGAGGGATAGTGTTTTACCTGCCTTGGATGAGCCTGATATTATCATCTTCGATCCTTTGTGGAGGATGCCCTCGATTACCTGTTTTGGCATAGGATCGTTGTTATGGCTCATCATTTGTGAGAGGGAGAGGAACTTGGGTGCAGGTAGCGGGTCATCGATGGCCACGGAGTAGGATGATGTGGAATCATCGGTGGATGCTGTGGGGTATTCGATCTTTCCTTTTGAGGCCAGCCATTGATCGACTGCATCGATGTCTGCGAGGACTTCGGGGGTTTGATATTCTTCTTTGTAGGCCATGTGTTTAGTCTTCTTTCTTTAATTTTAATAATAATACAAAATCGGGTAAGCGGGTATCGGGGTCGCGGACGATTATTAGCTGTTGGCCCTCCCTTAACTTGTCGGCAAACTCGCAGGAATCGTGGATGGGCAGACCTAAATCAATAAACCGTCGTGCGATGGTTTTTTTGAGGAGGAACTGGTTTAATCCTTCCAAAAGATTACCTCCTGCCTGACAGGGAATGGTTCGCATTCCTTTCTACGGGTTCCCCAAGGGAGCCGGCATAGTTGGTTCATTAATTTAAATCGTGGATCTCCGCCCAGCTTTTGGGAGAGTTTGAGGAAGGATGCTTTATTACCTGGAGTCCAATGGAACCAAGCGTGTAGAGACTTCCCTCCTGAGTTTACGATCATCTTTAACTCGGCCTCGTTTTCTAGGCGTTTAATCAGGCCAAGCTGTTGCTCGAAGGAGAGGGAGGGATCGTCTGTCTCGTGGAGTAGGTACTTTCGCCCTTCGACTTGTGCCTCTGACCGGTTGGCCGCATCAGCAGGGAAGCAGTTGTAGGTGATGAATTGATAGTCGTCCAGGTTTGGCTGGTTTACCCAATCGGATACAGCCATTAATGCTCCACGCTCGGCTACCTGTTTCTGTATGAAGATTGATTCGTTGGGGCTGAAGAGCTTGGAGATCGTTTCAGCCGCATTCTGAGGAATGAGGTCACTCCGCAATACATATTTCTCGTATAATCCATGCTCGCCCAGATTATTCTCTTTAAGCGATGGATCGGGAGGTGTTATCTGTATTGGATTGCTGGGTAGGTTTGGATTGCGATGCCTGTGGTATGCACCCATTACTGCGTTGCGTACCTCGTTTGGTTGGTTTGGCCGATGTGATACATTACGCAGGGTATGCTCTACTGCTTTTACCGCCTCACTCGCATCATCGGTATACTTGGTAATGATTAGTGCGAGTCTCAGGATGATATCATGGTGAGAAAGTAATCCCTGTGGCAGGTTGTCTATGAACCTGCGTAAATCTCCTTTCAGGGTGGCCATTATTCCTCTGCGAGTAGTTGAGCGATCTGCTCTGTAATCTTCATCATCGCCCCTCTTTCGATCTTGGAGATCGTCTGCTTGGCGACACCTGCCTTTCGGGCAATCTCGTCCTGGGTATAGCCCCTGTGGTCCTCGGGTAATGCCCTGAGCATCTGCCTTAGACGAGCATCGGTAGCCATCTTGCGGATGGAGTTGGATGGTCTACTCGGCATCTAGGTAATCCCTTTGGTCTTTTGGGAGTTCCTGATCGGGTAAGAGCATACCTTTTTTAGTACGCTTTACTGGTTCTGAACGAGGAATATGGGTTCTGTATTTTCTGCCATGCTCATCCAAAGCGATTTGATTTTTCGTCATTGGATTAGTGATACCTAAAGCTGAAAAATCTTGAGACTCATCCACCGTCACCCACTCGGTTATAAAATGATCGGGAATACCATGCTCGGAGATATGGGAATCGTTTGGATCGACCTCGTGGCCTTCCCGAGAGATGTGGATTATCTTGTACCCTATCCTGTACAAGTCTGCCCATCGTTTGATCGCCCATGCCTCGTTCGGGAATCTGATATCATCGAATACAACGAGGCGTTTACCGAGGTAAGGCTCCGCCATCCGCTTGGCCGCATCGACCCAAATGTTTGGATACCCAGCCTTGCCTTCCCTACCCCATGTGGTCCCAAGTTCCTGTAGCATTTTACGCACGGTGATATGCTCGGGAAAACCTGGTATCGGTTCCTCCTTCCGATCTATCCAAGCGGGATGGGGTAATATAACCTTGAGCATCTCCTTAATCGGTGTGGCGAATGACAGGGTCACTCCACCGAGGGATCGTGCATAGGTCGATTTACCCACACCCTTTGGACCGCATAATCCTATGAGTAGTGTTCTCATTCGATTATACCTGTGCCTCCCATAATCGCACAAAAGAATGCGGTGATTACCCATATCCATCCAAGTACTGCGAGGATCATAAACCCCGCATACGCCAACCATTCCACCAGTTGTTTCATAATCAGTAGTGTGTTTTGATTTCCCCCTCTGCGGCCAAGGGAAGTCCTGGCATAACATCGGGTTCTTTCGTTAGTAGTTGAATAAGTAAATCGAGTGCCGCCTGTCCTTCATTCTCTGCCACTTCCACGGTTACAGAGTCATGGACATGGAGGCAGATCGGCAGACCCGCATCTTCGATGCGCATCAGCGCGTCTGCAAATATCTGCCTAGCGGTTGCCTGTACCATGTTTTGAAACAGCCTAGCCCCATAGATTTTTACCGGCTCATATCCTCGGACCGTTGAGGCGTAGAGATCCCCGTCCTTCTCGTGGGCGTTGAAGTAGCTTACTGGACTGTCATACAAAGTAGTAAATGTAATACACTCGGGAGTATCCTTCATCCACTCACGGAACTGGTCTTCCATCTTGTTCCATGCCGACATAACATCGGGGTTCTGTGCGCGGTATAGAAGCACCTGCTTTCTTGCCTCTGCTTCTGTCATCGATACCCCGTAGCTTTTTGCTACTTCGATAAACTTCTGCCAACCACATCCATAGCCCAGCCCGAGCAGTCTTGCCTTGCACAGCTTACGCATCTCGGGGGCAAGCTCGGCCATTGGTTCGTCCTCGTTATACAGCTTGGACGCTCGGCCATGTGCCTCGTATATATCGATTCCTCCACGGACTAAGCCGAGGAAGTCTGCATCGCCCACCAAGTACGCTATTACGCGCGGTTCGATCTGTGATAAGTCTGCCGATACAAGTACCCGCCCAGCCGGTGTCTTCAGACACTCCCTTACCGATATACCTTCCACCTTATCGTTAGGAATAGCCTGGAAGTTTATCAGGCCAGCTCCGCTCCATCTTTTCGTATGGGGAGCGCCACAATATTTTAAACGGGTAGGCACTCGGCGATCCATCCGCTGACCCATGATAAGTTTCTCTAGTGTGGTGTGGGCGAGGTTTGCCTGTCTCCAAAGAGTGGTTTGTCGGGGGGTATCATTTAATACCTTTTCCATCTTCTCGATGAACTGCTGGCAGAGTGGACCATCTATCGGCAAACCCCTATTTGCGATCCTT